ATGCTCAGTCTGTTAATATGTCTGTTAAATATTACAACGGAACAGTCTTTGACGATGTTGAAGCTCTCTATGATACGACGTATCAACTAACTAGATCAGGTTTTCTAGCCTGGGAATCTAGCGACTCGGAGGCAGTAACAACTATCGAGGGCTCGGAGCTTTACTGGTATGAGATTACTGTAGACGCTGACACTGACGCTATTACGTTCGACGGCATAGGCTTAATACTTTCATCTGACTTTGATCTAGAGGCTTATGAGCCGCAAATAAACGCTTCTAAATACTACCCTAGCGGTAAGACTTCGTTTATTAACTTCCACGAAGGAACAACAAGCGAGATTATTCAAAGACTAAGAAACCAGGGTAAGGGTGTATGGAACGGGGCGAGCTTTCAAGACCTAACCGTCTTTGACCTCAACAGACCAGAGCAATTAAAGGTTGCTTCTGTTTATATGGTTCTTAGTAAAATATTCTTTAATAGATCAGACAGTACAGAGGATAAGTACTATCAGAAATTCATGGACTATAGACGTATGCACGAAGAGGCTTTTAACGTATTCTTTTTATCTATAGACAAGAACGGTGACGGTAAAGAAGGTCAGGCTGAACAGACTGGAATCCAATACAAAACAATCAAGAGGATATAATGAGTAACTGTGTCGAACAAATTGTTAACTCACTAGGCACGATTATAGGCGCTACATTAACTGATTATAGCGAGTCGTGTCACGCTTATGACCCATTGAAAAATGATTTTCATAATAACGATAAGCAATACGGTGTAACTGTTGGCTCTAACTCAGCGTCAATTAGCATAACTAAAGCGTATACTATTGACCAAAGCATAAATGTCGTTCTTACTCATGGTTATGATAACGGATCTGAGGACGATAAAGACTTGAGAGACAAGGTACTTTTATTGCATAATAATATGGACGATATTTTAAAGGCAAGTTTTCAACAAAAGCTAGGGCTTCCTAACTTAGTCTTAAATGTTATTCTTACTGGATATGAAGAGCCAGAAATAGACGAAGAAAATAAAATAGTAGTTTTAAGGATGGAGCTACAGGTTACTTATAGAAAATTACTTTTATAGTGCCTGGAGCGTAATAAACCAACGGAGGGTTTGATTATGACTATCGGATTAGTAAAAGGCGAAACGGTCGTCGCCATTAAAGAAGAAATAGTAGAAGGAACTGCCATTGACCCGGCAACAAGTGACGACTACCTACAAACATTATCGGACGGTTTAGAAATTTCACCTGCTAAGGAATTAGTAGAGAGAACAATTCTAACAAGTTCAATCGGTAAAGTTTCTCCAAGGGCATCAACTAAATCTGTTGCTGGATCGGTTCCAGTAGAGATGAGAGGCGCAGGCGTTGAAGGTGAAGCACCTCAATATGAAGTTCTTTTAAATTCTGGACTAGGAAGCAAAAGAACGCTTGGCGCTCGTATTGTTACAGATACAGGTCACACAGTTTCAACTATCGAAGCCACTGGACACGGACTTGTTAAAGGTGACTTTATTGTTATCTTAGAAGCAGGAGCGAATCATTCAGCTTTCGTTACAAGTGCAACAACCGATCAGATCACGTTCGCACCAGCAATGGCTGTGGCACCGAGTGACGCTGTAGAAATTGCTAAGACTGTAACTTATTACCCGTCAAACACAGGGCAGCCGACTTTTACTAAGTCAGTTTACTGGGGTAACGAGATTAAGGAACAGGCGATCGGTTGTAGAGTTGCAAGTATGGCACTTGAAAACTTTACTACAGGACAAATTGCAACACTTAACTTTGGTCATGAAGGGCTTAGCTTTAATGAAGCTGACGAAGCTGCACCACATACGCCAGTGTTTGACGGTGGGCTACCTCCATTAGTTTTAAACGCTGTTGTATATCAAAATGGTGTTTGTGTTGATGTTAATGAATTTGCTGTATCAGTAGAAAATACAATTGCTTTTTTAACTTCTGTTAAATCAGCTGACGGGCGTATTGCTTCTCGTATCTCTGAAAGATCTTTAAGTGGTTCTTTTGCACCATACAAAGACGACACAACAACAACAAACTTTGATTTATTCGATCAAAATACGCTATTCGAGATCATAGTTACTGCACAGAATCCAAGTGCTGTACCTGGTGAACACGAGCTAGGGTCATGTTACGGTATCTATCTTCCTAACTGTCTACTAACTGAAAAAGTTGTGGCAGATCAAGACGGTATTTTAACAGAGTCTCTTTCATTCTCTGCTAACAGAGGTGATGAAGGAACTGAAGAAGAAATATTTATGGGCTTCTGTTAGGAAGTTCATTTAATCGGGGCTGGCGTTTCTCTCTTTTCGCCGGCCTCTTTAAAAAGGGAGTAAGAGATGAGTATTGTTTACAGGTCTACGGACAGAGTTATGATTAAAATTGATGACATTTCATTCAAGGTTGCACCACTAACTTACGCGCAAAAGCTAGAAGTTCAAGGGATGCTTACTAAGAAAAATGGAACTGACATTGATAACATTGCAAAGACAACTAAAAGCTTAATTGAGATGAGCCTTAAGGACGTTAAAGGATTAACTTATCCAGACGGTGAGGAGTTTAGGCTCGACTTTGACGGTGGTAAAATTACAGAGCCATGCTTTGATGAGTTAATGAACTTATCACTAAGCACAAAGCTAACTATTGCACTTATGCAGCTTGTTCAGGGTATCCCGAAAGAGATAATTGACACTGCTACAGGTAAGCCACTAAAGGGCGTTTCAATTGTTAAGTCTAATGGTGTTGGCGCAAAAAAGTAGGTAGCTCCCTTGGCGATATATGGGATTACCTCTGTTATATAATTAACGATATAAGCGAGGTAAGACCGTCGGAGCAAATAAACCTAGTGGCTGCAATGGAAAGTATTCACGAGCCGATGTTTAACTGCCATAAATGTAAAACTGAGTACGATGATAGACCTGATCCAGAGGTATTAACCGAAAGAAAAAGAGTTATAAAATCGTGCTATAAAATTGCCGATCAAGACCTCTACCAAAAGAGCGTTTTTAATTTTAGGCAATGTATAGGTAATTACGCTAACCAATGGGCTTATAGTGCGATTGATTTATTTATGCGCTATGACAAATTTGGAACATTACCCTTTGAGGGTGGTGTAGCGGATCAGCCTTATAAAGTGATACAATTATTCCAAATAATAGAGTCGCTCAGGTCTGAAAAAGCTAAGGAAAGCGAAGTAAGCCAGAACGATATGCGAGTGCTTGAAAAGATACAGGCGAAAAGGGCTAGGGAAGGTCAATGAGCGATATAGAATTAGACGTTGGATTGAATGCTAAAGACGTTATTAAATCTTTCAATAAACTTGAGAGTTCAATAAACGGTTTTAGTAAAAACGTACAGGCTGACTTTAAGAAGTCCAGTGCTGCCTTTGATGTATTCAAGGGTGCTATTGGAGCAAGTGCGGTCATAGCTGGTGTAAGGGCTCTTAGTAGCGCGTTCGTTGGCTTAGGAAGGGAATCTCTAAACGCTGCAAGTGACGCAGAAGAGACAGCTTCAAAGTTTGGCGTTGTATTTAGCTCAATATCTAGTGACGCAGAAAAGACAGCTGACGACCTAGCTAAAAACTTTGGTCTAGCCTCGAGTGAATCTAAAAAACTATTATCAGACACAGGAGACCTTTTAACAGGGTTTGGTTTTAGTCAAAAAGGTGCATTAGACCTATCAAAACAGGTTCAAGAACTTGCTGTTGATTTAGCTTCATTCACAAATTTCAGCGGTGGGGCGGCTGGTGCATCGCAGGCATTAACCAAAGCACTATTAGGTGAAAGAGAGTCTGTTAAATCTTTAGGTATTTCAATACTAGAAACAGACGTTAAGAGACAGGTTGCTTTAAATACCTCTAAGGGTATTGAATTCGCAACAAATAGAGAAGCTAAAGCATACGCGACACTACAATTAGCTGTTAAGCAATCAGGTAACGCGATTGGCGACTTCGCCAGAACATCACAGCAATTAGCTAATCAGCAAAGAATATTAGACGCTAATCTGAAAACTACTTCAGAGAATTTTGGTAAGGGTTTAATTCCTGCATTCACAGCGGCGGCACAAGCAGCTAATCAATTTTTATTAGAGAATCAAGATCTAGTTAAGAGTTTAGGGTTAATAGCCGGTGACTTGGTAGGTAAAGGCTTAACTCTCATTAAGGACGGTTTCCTCGCAACAGTAGAAGCCGCAAAACAGTCAGCCGAATTTATAAAAAGTAACGCAGACACGCTAGAGACTGTCGGACAAATTATAGCTGTTAGTGTGGGCGCATTTCTCGCGCTTAAAGTAGCAATCTTGTCTATAGCGGCACCAGCTGCGGCGGCGGCACTTGGCACAACAGTACTTGGCGCAGCCATGACAGCACTGCCTTTTGTTGCAGTAGCTACAGGTATTGTATTACTCGTTAAAAACTTTGATGCAATAAGAATTGGATTACTAGAGGCTGCGGCTGGATTCGCAGAGTTTACAGCCAGGGGCTTAAGGTCACTTAATCCTTTAGAGGAAGGCTTTAGGCTTGTTTCATCGTCTATAATAGCTATATGGGCAAGCACAGCCGGTGCGATTATTCAAAGCGCGATTGACTTAGGTTCAAAATTTGCTTCCATTTTTGGAATAGAGTTACCTGATAGCGTAACCAACTTCAAAGAGAACTTGCTGGACTTGGCTGTTGAAATTAGAAACGGCGGCGGAGTTGTTGATGGACTTGCAAAAAAGAGTGAGGACTTCGCAGCTAGAACAAGACTGTCAGCTGAAGAGATTAGAAAAGAAACGGAAGCAGTAAAGGAAAATAATAAAGTAAAAGACGAAGCGAGTGTTAAAAAGGAAGAAGAGAGGGCACCTGTTGCGCCACCTGCACCTGTAGAAGAAGAAGTTAGCTCTAAAGAGGTTGATAGAAAGAAAAGAGAACTTGAAGAAATTGCAAAGCTAGAAGAAGAGGACGCTTTAAGAAAATCAGAGCTTAAAATAATTCAAGACGAAGAGAGAAGTATAGAGGACGAGGAAAGAATAACTCAACTTCAAGAGCAAATGACTAGAGAGGAAGCCGTTAGGGCTTTTGCTAGAGAAAAAGCTTTAGAGAACCAAAAGGGATCTGAGAATAAGGCTAAGATAGAAAGACTTAAGAACCAAAAAGCGATTACTGCTGGACAAATAAAGCAAGAGTCTATGAGAACCGACTTTGTCGAACTTGGATTTGATCAACAGGTCGCGGCAGCATCAAAGACCACAGGACTACTTGCGCAGGCTACCGCTCAAAGTGGTTCATTAGGAAAGAAAGCAGCGATTGCAGACGCTACCATTAAAGGGTTTCAGGCAGTACAAACAGCCTTAACGGCACCCTTTCCTTTAAATATTGTAAACGCTGCGCTAGTCGGTTCTTTGACAGCACAAAATATTTCTAAGATTAAATCGACGCCGGCCTTTGCAGAAGGCGGGATTGTTCCGGGTAACTCGTTCAGCGGTGATAACGTCGCTGCGAGGGTTAACAGTGGAGAGATGATACTTAACAGGGCCGACCAGAGTAGCTTATTTAACTCAATAAAAGGTGGAGAAACTGGCGGCGGCGGTAGTACTGTAAATATTTCAGGGAATGTGATAGCAGATGACGATAGTGCTGTAGATAGGCTAATAGAGAAGATAAGGGACGCGCAAGAATTCAGAAATACCTCTATAACGCCGGACTTCTAAGGGAATTATGATAGCTGTATATAAGACATATTTAAAGAATTTAGGGGACAGAAATAGAACTTATGCTGTCTGTCGATGCTCATTTTGTTCTAGCATTTTTGAAAGGTCGTATTCTGACGTTAGCAAGACTAAAAGCTGTGGTTGCCAAAAAAATAAAATTATGGACACAAGAGTGACAGATAATAACCTCTATTCTACACACAGGTCGATGATTAATAGGTGTCATAGCAAAAAATCTAACAATTACGTTAACTATGGTGCGAGGGGAATAAGCGTTTGTGATAGATGGGCTGGGCCGGATGGGTTAGAGAACTTTACACGCGACATGGGCCCAAAGAGCGAAGCTTCACTTACTCTTGATAGAATAAACAATGATGGAAACTATGAGCCTGGCAACTGTAGGTGGGCGGCAAGGTCTATTCAGTCTGTTAATAAGAGGTCATCCGGTAAAATAAAAAGTAAGGGTGTATGGTTTAGATCTGGAAAATTTGTAAGCAGCATAAAGCTTAACGGTAACCCTATTTATATAGGAAGATTCAAAACAGAAAGGGAAGCAAGTAATGCCTACCTAGCAAAAAGAAAAGAGATATACGGGTTCTAATATGGCGAATAAAATACCAAAAATCATATACGGAGATGCTAACACTGAACTGGTTATGAGTCTTCCACCAATAGAGGACTTTCGAGCAGAGAAGATAAACTCAAAAGCTAGAACAACAATAAGTTCAGGCGGCGTTGAGCAGACTCAGTTTAATTATAATAGAGAAACTAGGTCTTTCAAGATGACTTTTATTGACGAATCTTTAATGGAAGAGTTTAGAGTTTTCTTTAAAACTCACGGCTCAAAAGGTTTGGCATTCAGCTACTTTGAAAGCTCTGACGAGGTAGAGTTTACAAAGGTTACACTTAACACTAAGAGGCTTTCCCCTAAGATTCTTTTTCCTAACGACTCAGGCGGCTTTGTTTATGAGTTTGATTTTAGCATAGTAAGGACTTTATAAGATGAGCTTCGAGACTGAATCACTTAAAAAGCAGTTTCAATTAAATATCGTTCTAAAAATAGACGGTGTTTATTATTCTCAGTATCAAGTCGATACAGGGCTAGTCATTGATAGCAATAAAGTAGGACTTGTTAATACTGTTAGAATAAATCCTTTCAGCGTCAACATAAGATCAGTAAGAACTTCAATTCAAAGCGCAAGCTTTACGCTACTAGATAAAGACGGGCTAATCTCAAGTACTCTTGGAAGCTCGCCCACTCAAATGATGAACGTCGAAGTCGTGATGTATGTTGGATATATTACAGGCGCGTTTGACTTCGCTGACTATCAAGAAATATCAAGAACAACTACAAAAAGTGTAAGTAAGTCATCTAACACTTACAGCTTTAACAGCACAGAAGTAATCGACTTCGTTAACGAGGATATTTACACAACGGCTGAGACTTTGAATACAGATATAAATGCAGTCGCTACAACTATTCCAGTTCAGGGGGATATTATAGAAAGCTTCCCTGCTTCTGGTTCAATTAAAATTAACAATGAGTTTATGCAATACACTGGCAAGACTCTAAGTGACTTAACGGGCGTTGCTAGAGGTGACAGAGGCACGACGGCTGAAGACCATGATAGCGGTGACGAGATACAGCTTGTCGCTGACATAGGCCCAATAAATCCAATAACTGCAATGCTGCAACTAATGGTTTCTCCTGGCGGTGGTGGTGTATACGACGTACTTGCCGACGGTTTAGGTATAGACGAAAGTCTAATTGATATAGCTAAATTTGAATCTATAAGAACAGATTATTTTAGCGGCGATGAGTACGAGCTCGTTTTATACGATGTTGGTAATGCCTTAAAGTATTTAGAAAAAGAGATAATGCTTCCTACTAATACGAGAATTTTTGCTAAGAATGGTAAAATCTCGTTAGCGATATTAGATCAGATCGACATAGGCGCGATACTTCCAACGATTGACGAGAGTACTATTGTCTCAGATCCTCGCTGGCAGCTTGGTAGTGACAAGATAGTTAATAGTATTTTAATGAAATATGACTATGACGAAGCGTCTAAGAAATACACTAGAACTAAATTGTTTGAAAACGCTGACAGTATTGCAACTTATGGGCGTAAGAAAACCTTAACATATAGTTTTAAAGCGGTTCGAGCGGCTCTTAACGGTGCCTCTATTGTGTCCGTAATGGCTTCGCGACTATTATCTAGGCTTAGTACTCCAAGAGGTGACATAAAGCTTTCTACTCACATGGACACTATTGGCAATGATATAGCTGATCAGGTTAACGTAGTGCATAGATATTTACCACAAGAGGGTGCAGGACTTGGTTTTAATTCTCAAATGGAGATACTTTCCAAGGCGATAGACTTCAATACAGGAAAGGTAAGCTTTGACTTGCAATTCACTTCTTATTCAGGTTTAAGAATTGGACTCATTGCGCCAAGCCCATTAATTCAATCACTCACAAGCCAGAGCGTTTTTACTGTGCCAGACGGTAGTTGCTATGGTGTCGGCTTTGCTATTAGGCTTTTTGATCCAATCACTAACACTTATCCAGACTCTCAGGTTGTTACGATTTTAAGCATCGACGGCAACGAGATTACAGTAAACGAAGACTTCTCGACAACACTAACAACTAGTCTTAAAATAAGATTCGCAACATACGATGACTCGAGTTTCACACAAACTGGAAAATATGCCTACATAGGCGTGACAGGTGGAACATTTAACGACAATACTAAATCGTATGAAATAATTTTCTAAGGAAAGAAATATGCCTTTATTACACTCGTTTGACCCACTAGAAGCTAAAGCTAAGGAAGCTATTGACGAAAATTTGATGGACTTAAAGTATAAAGAGAACATCGAAAACCTTGCCGATCAAATAGACGCACTCTCTATTGGCGGCAGTGGCGGCTCTGTTGATACGGGCGTATTTGGAGAAATTACTTTAGGTGGTGAAACTAACGAAGGTGTTTACTGGAAGCGTAGATTCTCACCTTTTCAAAATCAGCTTAATCAAGATCCTGAAAATATCGGGGGCTTCGATCCTGAAGGTAAGGATCTTAAGAATGAGATGCTTGCTTTTTTACAGAGTAATGATGCAGGTATAACGAGAGTCGCAGACGCACCGTCATACCTAGGTGAGTTAGCAAGAATATCAAAAGATTCGACTCAACCATTCAGAATAAAAAAAGGAATAAATTTTATTAGTATCGGTCATGGGACGTACTCATCATCAAGCGATAGCATAACACCTCTAATTGACGGTCAAACGCTTTCGTCACTAGGTCTTAGAGATGAGAATGGCGACCTACTTACTGACACGTTCAGCTCGAACTCTGCTACAACTTTTTATCAAAAGGCATTTTTTATTTATGGTCTAGATGGTGACGAACATACACTAACAATAAAGAACACAGACTCGGCTAGCAAAAACTTTGACCTTCATTATATGGAAGTTGGATACAGAACAGAAAATCCAACACTAAACGAAAAGATTAAAATATCAAAAGGTAAGGCTTTAGTAAGAGGTGCAGAAGCGACTATTGCAGAGTCAGAGTTAACTTTTGGAAAATTAAATAAGAATGGGCACACCGGTTCAATAGTTTTAGATAATTCAGATAATACGTTGTCAGTTTTGGACGGCGAAAGCCCTGCTATGACTCAGTGTAGAGCAGAGGTAGAAGTAGATTTCACTTCGCCTGTATCGACACTCGATGTAAAAAATAATTGGTATTTCCCTGACAGTGGTATTTGCATGATGTCTACGCCTTGGGGTGCGCATCACCTATTTTCTTATGCAAGCAAAACAGATGCTTTAATTCAAGCGCACAGCTTTAACGCTATACAATGGCAGTCGCAACCTACCGAGGCAATGACACCACTTAGCGGCTTTGGTGTTGCTGTCGCTTCTGGTATTGGCGACTTGAATATTAATTACTGGGGTACTGCACCGATAAGCATAACCTCATCTAATAACAAGCTTGATTTTACCGTGACTATTGCAGGCGTAACAACTACACACGTTGCGACTATAGCGACAGGTCGCTATGCGGCTAACATAGTTAGTATTAGCGATGCTGTAAATAAATCTATGCAAGCGGTTAAAGCTATAAGTGGAACTTACCTTTTAAAGTACTCAGACAAAACACAACTATATTCTATAAGTGTTGATGATAGTGAGGTAGAAGCGTTAGAGCTTTTATTTTCAAGCGGTGTTAATGTTGTCAACTCAATTCACACAACACTAGGTTTTGGAGGTTCAGATTTTACAGGTTCAGTTAGTTATAATTCCACTATAGAGGTCCAACATTTAAGCGCAAAAGTTTTTGAAAAATCTAACGACTACATAAATGGTAACGACCCAAGAGTCAAAAGAAGTAAGGCAAACGGAAATACCGCCTACAGCACAAAACTTGATCTTGAGCAAAGGCTTTCATTCCCTAATATTTATACGGCACTAGGTGCAACATTATTACAAATGTACCCTGAGGACGATTGTTGTGGATTAAGGTTAGACTTTTTAAAGAACGAAGATGGTCAGATGATGACTGTTAGTATTGATGATGGCCCTTATGTTTACTTAACATTAACTTGTGCTACGACAATTACTAGTGGGAGAGGGCAGGTACTTAGTGGGTTTATTTCATTCCCAAAAGGTTCAAGGAAAATATCTATAAGAATGGAAAGCGACGCATTTTTTGAGATCACAAATAGAACAGAGTACATGACATTTATAGGTGCAGAGCAATACACATCAAAACCTGCGTGGGAGAAATTGACCCTTACACAAGCAATTATAAAAGAGATAGAGATTAGCCCGCAATCTTTGTATGCTCACATTTACGGAGCTAACGGGGGTATCACATATTCACCAACTGGCGGCTCTACTGACTTAATAAATACTATTAACGAAGTGGGTTCTTGGACAGGCGATACAACAACTTCTGTGTTTAATGCTGGTAGAAGATACACAACTGCAACCGGCGCCTATATGGATGTAAATTTCACACTTACAGGTGATGGTGGCGGGATACTTTTACAGCATATTATAGCTTCAAGTCTTCACAACAAAGCCTCTTTATTTTTATCTTCTTCAGCTATAAATGAGTCGACAGATAGAATAACAACAAACACCGCAAATACAACCATTGTTATATATGATCAAAAAGGCTTAGGGGTAGTAGGTTTGCCGGCAGGTACTTACACTGCAAGATTTAAAAATGAAGGTGGTGTGACAACCATGGAAAATGGTGCCATTGTAGTAATTGATACCGTACCTGCTGAGGAAAATAAAAATACTGTGTCAGACCTAACACCTGCCGGTGCCGCTGTTATTTACCCTCTAAATGTTAAGAGGCAAGTTGCTCAAAAAGATTCAGCGCATATTGTACCTAACTACTTATCAAGAACAGGATATAAAGAGGGTAGAGTTTCTTTAATAAGTAGTGCACTAAGCTCGCCTACATTTTCCGACTATGAAGATTCCGCGAATATATTAGGTGTCGCTGATAGTTTTTACTCACAAATAACGTCAGAGAACCAAACGGGCTGTTATCATCAATTAGCCGTGCACTGTAAGTCGTTAGCTTCGCTTGATCTGTGTGATGCAGGCGGCGGTATTACGGTAGTAACCCCTTCAGTAGATGGTGTATCAACATTAAATACATATTCACAGAGAGTTCAAGTTAAAGGGGGATCAGCGCCCTCAAGTTCTAGAAGTTCGACAAGTAGGCTTGTAGTAAAAGATTTTAATATATCCTGTACTCACGCAAGCGGTAATACCTATAACGTCGCAGATACGAGAGGGTTTAAAAATGGTGCTGAGATAATTCTATTCGATGGGACCAATAAAGAAAATCTTACAATACTATCATTTGTTGTAGGTGTTAGTTTCACAACAAAAGAAACGCCTGCCACCATTGTACCTGCTAACGTAACAAAAATTGAGTTCCAGGGATTTCATAATTTAAAAATTGAGGCAAGTAACGGAACCAACCTTAACTTTCTAGGTTTTGAGTACGAACCACTAACACTGCAACCTTCAAGTTTTAGAAAAAGATTAGCGCAGGAAAATAAATACGAAAGGGTTTCTAAGATATTTAAAGACGTTGCCAATCTGGATGATTTACATTACCCAACTCACAGCGATGGCGTACAAGGTTCATGGACTACATCAACAATAGAGATACTATCAACATCGGTTGCTAACTTTTGGGACTTTCCACAAGACTTAAAAAACGTGAGCGTATCAAGTGGGACTATTGACGTAAGAATAACAAGTGAGCGACTCGTTCCAGTGCTTGATAATAAGGAGCGTTTCTAATGAAATGGCTATGCAAAAAAGTTTATGAGGTTATAGAAACTGAAACAGAGTTTGGCATTACTGAAGAGCGCGGCAATTTAATAAAAACTAAAGTTGTAAGAGCTAACAACGATATTCCACGCGGCACTAAAATAGACCAAGAGTTTTTTCATGTTGAAGGTGTAGAAACAAAACACCCTAAGTTAATTCAGGATGAAGAGGGTAACTTCTCTGTTATTGAGGATGATAAGCCTAAGCGTAAAAAGAACAAGCAAAAGAAAATGAGAAAAGACGTATACGCTGGAATGGAAAGCACGTTCGGCTTTGACTCAGATATTACGGTAATGGCTCAGTCGATGACTTGGGAGGCTATGGTTAAAAGACCGGCTAACTATATCAGCGCAGCGCTTGGTTTAAACACGGAAGCCGAGGTGGCAGCTTACGCGACCTCTAAACTTAACAGCGCAGACGCTTACGCAGTCTACAGGCTTGAGCTAATGAAGAGCTACCAAGACGACATCGAGACTATTGATAACGAGTGGCGGCACTAGAGGTTATTAGCTAAAAGATCTTTGTTGTATTAAAATAGAAATACTATTTATAAATAAGGATTATCAATTGAAAAATAATATAGAAAAAGCGTTAATGAGTTTATTTCTTTTGGCTATAGTCGCTATTAGCGGCGCGTTTCTCGATGTTCAGCTACTAAAGGCTGACGTAGAGGACACGAAGCAGGATACAAAAGAAATGGCTAACGATATTAAAATCTTAGTCAAAGACGTTCAGTTTATTAAAGGAAAGTTTGAGTGATATTTGCTAAGCGGTTGGATAAAAAGTTATGCACAGGTTTAAATCTTAACGAGTTTGAGTGTAGGTGCAATTATCAAGGCTGTGTTAGCACTAAAATTAGCCCGAAATTAATCAATTCATACAAGAGATTTAGAGAACTGGTAGGCGTTCCACTTATAATCAACTCTGGGTTTAGGTGTGAGCAGCACAATAAAGACGTAGGTAGCACCTCGAAAGCTTCTAAGCACTTGACCGGATGCGCTATTGATATTTCGCTAAAAACAGTTAATCATTTAAGTTCTGAAGAAATAGAGCACGCTGCAAAAGTAGCCGGCTTTAAATTTATTAAATTTTATAAGACATTTTTTCACGCAGATACACGTGAGAATGACTAAAAGGGGTCACTATGACTGAAGTAGTAGAAGTAAAAAAGAACCTATTTAAATCAAAAACACTTTGGGTTAATGCTATTGTTGCAATCTCTCAATTCTTTCCAGGTATGAAGGATATTGTAACACCAGATGCAATGCTTCAGTTAATGCTTGTGATAAACTTTGTTCTTAGACTTGTTACTAAAGACAAAATCAGCCTTTCATAATGACCAGCGCCCTAATTAATATTATGAGTAGTGCTCTCTCAATTTGGGATAGCAAAGAAAAGAATAAGTACAATGACGCTTTTCTTAATCTTACCGGTGAGCTTGATAGGGCGTTAAGGCAAGAAATTGTCGATAATGGTATTATTGACGACATTGAAAATAAACTAGAAAACCTAGCGAGAGTTCTCTCGACTCAAATCTCCGCGAGCAAGAAGTGAAAAAAATAGCTTTAATTCTACTTCTTTCATTCTCTTGCGCCGCGGTTAACCTTGTTCGACCTATTTCTGACCGTCGCTATATGATAGATAAAAAGACAGGCTTATTTATATGGCAGACATGTCAAAAGAGAACGCTCTTTAAGCGGCGATGTAAAAAGTGGTTTATCGCAAAACTAGACGTCACTAAGCAAGAAGATAGGAATCTAATCCATAGCCTTGGTTTTGTTCTCGGGAGAAGGAAGTAAGCCTCTAGTTTTCTTCCATTTTCCCCCCTAGTAGTTAATCATTTCTAAATATTCGCTAAGGCTTTCTCACCAGCTATAACGCCTAACCTAACTGCCTCTGTGTTTTTAATAAGCATAGCTCTAAGCGCCTCTATGTATTTCTCATCCCTACCAACATTAAGAATCAAGGGTTTTAATTCTGGATGATAGGACATAAAGACCCAGCGATCGAAACCGCTAACCATCAAAGAGCCCTGTATTTGAGCATAGTAAGCGCTAGGAACTTTACCTTTGATTATGTATTGTATGTGGGTGTGAGCAAGTGGACACTTAAGCTCCAAGCCTACTTTTTTCTCCTCACAAAGCCCATCAGGTGAACAGCCGTAACCCTCACCACTATCTAGGAATCCAACATTTTTAAAATCTATATCTGTAATGAATTTAGAAGCCTCAAAAGCCTCGCTTTCCAATTCATTACCTCGTTCCATAGCGTCGCTTTTAAACGTCTCCATTGGTTTGTTCAAAATAGATTCAGCAACAAGTTTCATGTTATGTGTTTTCGCCTGTGTTGATTCCTTACCCGTGCTCGTTATTAACTTAGAGAAGTTAGATGCTGTCCATAATCCGACTCTGGACATAAACCAATCATTCTCACCTTGCGTGACATTTTTTATTGTATACATTATCTAGCCCTCTTCATTTTTAGTTGGCTGATAATTTTCTTAGCCAGTAGCGCGTCCGACTCTTCAAATTTACTTATCTTAAAGTGAGAAAGTATGGCTTCCTTTTTAAGATCCATTGATTCGATCATGTCCTCTATTTCTAGCACTTGATCTTGTGTTATTAAGCTATCAACTGCTCTTGTTGCGTCGTCGTCCTCGTCTTGTGTAACAATACCTAGTGCATTTTCCAATCCTGTTCTCTTCGCGTAAGTGTTGGCTGATCTTTTTTGTTGGCTGGTATTCATTCGACCGCCGTCGTCAAGAGATTTAAATGTATACGTGGAGTCGAATTTAGCTCCTCCTCTGTGTCGTATAGTAGTTATGATATTGGTTTCAATCTCATTTATTTTTTGCGTATTAAACGAGTAACTAAGACCGTGCTTGTTGAGCAGGTCTTTAATCTTAAATACAATCTCATCAAGTGGAGCGTACTTGGAATTGTGACCCTTCTTCATCTTATTTATAATCGGGCACTCTACCTGGAAGTCTGTTAGTGCGACATTTAGAGCTTTCTCTGCCTGCCTATCCTCCAATCTAAATTGCATATCAATAAACTTTTCCAACCTTTCTGGGTCTATATCCTTATTTTGAACAATCGCAATAAGCGCACTTTCCATCGTCTCTTCTTTTACTGTAATTTCATTCATTCGTTTTCCCTTTGTTATATATTTATAAGACCAAGTCTTATTGCGTAGTCTCTTCGTGGCTTATTACTCTCTGTGTTATCAAGTTTCAACTCATTTAAGTAAAAAGCTTCCATTCCTGGAGGGACATCGGTGCCCTTACATAGCTCTTTGAGCGCCCTTTTATTCAAAGCCTTACTGACAGTTGCGACAGGTGTTTTTCTTTCGTTACGTAGCATTTTAAAGGTTCTCTCGCTATAGTTTCCGTCCATGTCCATGCACTCCCATGCCTCAACTCTAAGACTATAGTCCGGCCTAGTGATAATCTCACTTTTTATTGCCGCGAAGCATTCTTGAAACTCCGCAGGGTTTAACTTTAAGATCTCCATATTGTCGGCATTGTTCTCGCCGCACACATCAATTAAGATTTCGTGTGTAAACCTGTTAACGTGGTGTATTCTATCGGGATTTACCTCTACCGTTCTTCTTATTAACTCTAGTGGGGTCATCTTGTTCTCCATATAAAAGGTTAAATTTATCTATATCCAGGGCATTCGAGCGCCTATATATTCTATGTTCGACAGAATAATCGAATATAAAAAGCTTATGCCCTATGTCTGTGCCTCGGTGTTTTACATTTTTGATTGTACTATAAGTATTGCCGTTGGCTGATATGGTTTGTAAAACATACAAAAACTCAGAAATGTTAGTCAGTGACTTGCTACCTCTAACGTCATTTTGATCTATAATACCTTTATGCCCCGCTTTTATGTGAGCCCCAGTATGTGCAAATATGAAACAAGGGACGTTAGACTCTTCAATAACAGGCTTTAAGTACTCTATAAAGCTTTCTTGTTTAGAGAATGTGGAACCATAGAGCTTGCTTGTAGTTATATTATCGAACAGTAAGAATGTGCAGCCGCTATCGTAAATACTAGACTTGAACTTCTCGCGAGCCATTTCTATTGTTTGAAAACACTCTACGTGATTCTGTTCAGAGAATACAATTATTTTGTCCATCCACTTAAGCATTTCAGGGTTACGGGCTAGGTCTTTCTCAAAATCATCGTAACTTTCCTCTGATAACCAAAGTAGAACTTTCTTACCAGGGTTGTTTCCTAAATAATCTACTATCAAACTATTTCTAGTGGTGGACTTGCCGCCACCGGCTACGCCTAACACAACGTGAATCTTGCCAGGCTTGGCCCCAAGGTGAGTTGCCAAGAAATCGAAGTCTGTTCTTACGTGGCACGTCTGTGTGTATTTAATTACCTCGGCTATGCGATCTTTACTTAGGTCGAACTTCTTCATTCGCCGGCCAGTGAAGCATCTAAGAACTCTTGCATCATATCATCTTTGGTTTTTACCTCGGCTCCCTCTAATAGCTTAAGGGCGGTCTCGTTACTGTTAAGAAACCAGTCTATATTGGCTTTCCATCCCCTATCGTTTGAACCTAGAAGGTAATTATTTTTAGGTATCTCATATATCGCTGTGCGCCAGTCTTTTATATCAGGCATACTTTTAAGAATTATATTTATGCGAGTTTTTCTTTTAGGAGATATTGTTTTAATTTTTGATAGAGCGTTAGCGTTAGCCATCTCGTTCCACGTGTCCAGGATGGACATATATATTCTATTCTTATCTGTTCTATTCTTATCTAAAGTTAATGTTGTAGTTAGTTGCGAGTCTGTTCGCAGGCTGTTCGCAGGCTGTTCGCAGTTAGTCGGGAGGGTGTCCCAGTTAAAGTTGCAATAATACACACCTTTTTTCTTTCCAGTCCGCAGTATGTTCGCAGTTAGTAGCGACCTTGTTACACGTCTGTAAGTACCCAGTCGGCAGGCATATTTAGTCATTAGGGACGACGCATTAAAAGAACAAAGCCCTGTTTTGCTATTTGAAAAATACATCATTTCACACACCATCCCGAGGTGTTCTATCTCTATATTAAAGTCCTTTAAATTTTTGGGCATCTTAAACCAAAGCATAACTCTCCTTTATATAAAGCCCCCTTAAAAAGTAGCTCGACATGAAACTTAATAAGAGGGCTTTCCCTTTCGGGTTGTAATTTTTATGTGGTGCTGTCGAGCAGATGCAACTTACAAAATCTAATCCGCCTTGTCTATTTTAAAAATTATATAGACCTCGCAAGTTTGTGCTAATTATTATACTTGCTTTATTTTGAATAGATGCTAAAACACCTCAAGCTGCAGCAATCAAAAAATTTAAATTAAAGCTCATTCGTGAGAGTTATATATAGCCCCCTTATTATTCTTTGCAGCTGACGTAGGGGGGCTTCTTTTATAGGAATTACTATGGAATGGGAGATATTAGATTTTCATTTTGTGCCAAAGTACGCGACAGTTGAGATTAAACGCCTCAGCGATAAAAGTGTTCTTAGGTGTAGACATAAATCAATAGTGTATGAATCAAAGAAGTGGTGCGTGTCGAGCCCTCTTCAAGAAGTTGCTAAGGATTTAATTAACGAGATGAAAACATATTTAGAATGTAATCGGCACTTAGTCGAGATGAGATATAAAAGAAATGAATAACAATTTGAGTCGTATTTCATTTATCTATAACGAAAAGATAAGTGGGCACCGGCGGCGAGA